TGACGATTTCATGGAAAAGATTGACCGCATCATGGCAGGTGAGAACGACGCCCGAAAAAATATGATTAAGACGCTCTTGAATGCATCTGATGCAGACATCGAGGCTCTTGACAATCTGATTGATTATTATATTGAATTGCGTGGAAATAAAGAAAAAGACTGACAGTCTTTCAACTGCCAGTCTCGTGGGTGTAAAGGTACGAAACGAATTTGTATATCCTCTTGAGGGTTTTTTCACTTCGTATCTTTCCGACCATCTCGATGATGATGTCTCTGTACTTGATAGTGACCACCCCTTTCCGATTCCGATTATACCACGGATTTCCACAATCATGGAAATATGGCAGGCGATTTCCACAATCATGGAAATATATCCACCTGCTGCCCGTCGTCAATCATACTATGGTATGATTATTTGTATTCGGATTCAAAAAGGTCGGTGATTTTAACATCCAGTGCAATGGCAATCAGTTCGAGTTGAAACAGTGTCGGAGACACTTTCCCGTTTTCGATGTTGTTGAGCGTAGATTTTCCGAGACCGGATTTCTTTGCCAACTCCATCAATGTGAGACCCTTTTCGGTTCTCGCATTCCATGTCAAAATCTTCATCGTTCTCACCTCCTCTCCGCAGAGATTCAGTGTATACGATGAAAAATAGAGAATGGAGGTGCTGTGATGTTACGTTGCAAGCAATGCCACAAACTTGGATTGTTTCGCACTATCGACCCAAACACAGGAGTATGCCTTGAATGTGAGCAAAACAATATGAAACACCCCGATACTCCGAGAGAAATCATCCCAATGGTTTCCACAATACATGTTCCTCGGTATTACATCGGGAATGGAATGAGATATATACAGACGGATTCTTTTGATTCTGTTCCCGTCCGTGTCAAGCAAGACCTTAAGTTCTCTGCATTAAAACTCCGAGAGAAATGCAGATGTGATATAGAAAACGACGAGGTGTCTGTTTTTGTAAACTGGGATTGTTTGATTGGATATTTGGATGATAAAGAAATTCAAGAAATGGTTCGACGGTCGCTGAACAATAAACTCCCTTTATTTATACAGATATGTGGGATTGACAGCAGTTCAAAATCAATCGAATTATGTATCGGATTTTATAAAATTGAAAAGTATGATTATTCACCGGACTATGACAGTCAATTTGATGATATAGATTTCGACGATATTGCATACTGCTAATAAAAAAAGGACGACCCCCACTGCAATGGGAATCGCCTTTTGAAACATTATTCACACCTGCAAATGCACGGTATTAAATAACGCCTCTGCAAGCCTTATTTTATCATAAAACCGTGCTACTGCATAGGTTTTTTCTTTATGCCCTTTTATGAGAAAGTGAGGTTTTTATCATGAAAATGCCGAATGGATACGGCAGTGTTGTCAAACTGTCCGGAAAACGTCGCAAGCCTTGGGCGGTTCGCATCTCCTATATGGATGAATCACCCGACGGTGTCATCAAACGCAAACAGAAATACCTTGCATATTTTGTCAAGCAAGAATCCGCTTTGCAGTATCTTACCGAATACAACAACGGCTCTGTTGTTGCTGAACACATCAAATTCTCTGACGTTCCCACGTTCGCCGAACTGTATGGGAAATGGAAGAAATACAAGAAATCACTCAAAGACAAATTATCAGATAGCACATGGAAGAATTATGAGATTGCTTTCAACCATCTCGCTCCGCTGCATCCGGTCAAAATAATCAATATACGAGCGAATGACATGCAGGAATGTCTCAACGCCCACAATCATCAAAGCAAGTCCACCATCGGAAACATGAGGGCATTGCTCAAGGGTGTGTATGCGTATGCGGTCATGAATGAATATGTCGAGCAGGACTTGACCCAGTTCCTGCAATTTGAATACACTGAGACATCCACATCCATTCACTCCCGTTTTTCCGACGAGGAGATTGAACTCTTGTGGCAGAAATTGTATGTCGTCAACAACGTGGATATTGTTCTCATATACATTTACACCGGAATGAGACCGACTGAGTTGCTTGAGGTGCTGACCGAGAACGTCCATCTTGATGAAAAATACATGGTCGGCGGTCTCAAGACTGAGAACGGATACGACCGACTGATTCCTCTCTGTGACAAGGTGCTGCCACTTATCCGGAACAGGTACAATCCCGACCGGAAATATTTAATCAATAACAAATACGGCAATCATTACACATATGGAACATATCAAAATGGAAATTGGAACACTGTCATGGGAAAACTCGGATTGCAGCACACCCCTCACGATGGTCGATATACATTCGCAGCACTCGCAGACAATGCCGGAATGAATATCGTGTGTCAACATGTCATTATGGGTCATGTGATGTCGGACGAGGAAAAGAAGAATTTCAAATCACGCACCGGACAGGACATCACAAAAGGCGTATACACTCAGAAAACCATGAATGAACTGCTCAAAGAGGTCAATAAATTATGATTCCGGTTTTGTCGCTCACCTGTCTCTCACGGGAAAAATGGCGTGTCGCTCACCTGTCTCTCACCTGTCGCTCACTTGTCACCATCATGGTTCTGTGAACGTCGTTGTACTTCCGTTTGAAACAATTCTGACAATAAGAAAACCCCACAGATTCGCCATCCGTGGGGTTCTTTTTATAAAATTAGCATACACCTTGTGCGAGCATAGCATCTACAACTTTCTCAAATCCTGCAATGTTAGCTCCTGCTACGTAGTTACCTTCCATATCGTAACGTTTTGCAGCATCTACCATGTTGTGGCAGATATTTACCATGATGTTCTTCAGTTTTGCATCAACCTCCTCGAATGTCCAGCTAAGTCTCTCACTGTTCTGTGACATCTCAAGAGCAGATGTAGCAACACCACCGGCATTCGCAGCTTTTCCAGGTGCAAAGATTACACCGTTCTCCTGCAGATACTCAGTTGCCTCGTATGTAGTAGGCATGTTAGCACCCTCGCATACAGCTACACAACCGTTTGCTACTAACTGTTTTGCATCCTCTAAGTGAAGCTCGTTCTGTGTTGCACATGGAAGAGCCAGATCTACCTTTACAGACCATACGCCACGTCCCTCATGATACTCTGAGTTCGGACGATAGTTCTTGTACTCTGTCAGTCTTGCGCGTTTTACTTCTTTAATTTCTTTCAGAGCTGCAACATCAATTCCTTCTGGATCATATACCCAGCCTGTAGAATCGCTGACTGTAACAACCTTAGCTCCAAGCTCCTGAGCCTTCCGTGTTGCGTAGATTGCAACATTACCGGAACCGGATACTGCAACTGTCATACCCTTGATATCTTTTCCGTTGAGTTTCAGAAGTTCCTCTGTCAGATACAGAAGTCCATAACCTGTGGCTTCTGTTCTTGCTAAAGATCCACCGTAACTTAATCCTTTACCTGTAAGTACACCTTCGTATACTCCGCGGATTCTCTTGTACTGACCAAACATATATCCAATCT